GTTGGCAATATTAGATTTTTGTAATACAACGTTAAATACATTCGATTCCGTATTTATCTTACCTAATCTAATAACTACAATAAAAAATATTGATGCATCTATTATAACTTGCGAATCAACTGTTTCTTTACAAAAAAGATTTTTACCTATTTTTAATACAATTAATACGCACGAATTTAAATTTGAATCTTCTATAGTTAAAGGTTCTCTAGATAGCGATTATTTTGATTATCTTGATACCAATGGAAATATTGTACAAAATGTAAAAATAGAAGAATCTCCTGCAGTATTTAATGTAATTGAATCCGCGCAAATAATTAGCGGTGGCTCAGGTTATACGTCAATTCCTTCTGTTACAATTTTTGGCGATGGAACGGGAGCTATTGCAACAGCAGAAGTTACTAATGGAACTATAACTGCGGTAACTGTAACAACCCCTGGATTAAATTATACACAAGCAGTTGCTGTTGTTAGCGGAGGAGGAGGTTCCGGCGCGTCTATTATTCCTATTTTGAGCGGAAATATAATTAAATTAAGAGCGTATTATTATATTAATAACGTAAAAACTGTTTTATTAGATGATGTTGGAACTATAGTTTATTCTACTGGTGTAGTTTCTCTAACAAAATTTAATCCATATAATATAAATAATCTATTAGGACAATTCTCAATTACAGTTACACCGGAATCTACGATAATATCTTCAACACAAGATAAGATAATAACGTTAGATATTATGGACAATACGTCAATAACTATTAATATAAAGCCTAAAGTTTAATGTCAAATAGATATTCTACAATTTTCGATTCTAAATTCCCTGCGTTTATTAAGGACGATCCAGCATATTCAAGATTTATTGAATTTTTTGATGCTTATTATCAATGGTTTGATGACACTTATGATATATATGGGTTTGGAGATAAATTAGATATTGATTCCGGATTTCAAGAATTTTATGCATATTATGCAGCTGATTTTCTTCCATATTTTCCGGATATTGATACAATTGCAGCGGATAAAATAAAACTTTTAAAAATAGTAAAAGAATTATACAAAGCAAAAGGTATTCCGGATTCATTTAAATTTTTATTTAGAGCATTATATAATACTGCTGTTGAAGTGTATCCAACCAGCGAGTTTATACTAAAACCAAGCGATGGTAAATGGATTGTACCTAGATCTATTAAAATAAAATCTCTAGATCCTGCATTTTTAAATATAAACAATTTTAAAATATTTGGCGAAACTTCTAAATCGATTGGTGTTGTAGAAAAAAGTAAAATTAATGGTAAATTTATTCAGATTTATTTAAGTAATATTGAGCGAGTATTCTCTTCTGCAGAAACAATTAAAGTATTAGATTACAATAATAAAGAAGTTTATTTTTTAAATGGTGAACGCATTGAATATTCTTCAACACCGCCTATTGGAGCTACATCGCTATCTTCTAAAATTATTGGTTCGCTTTCTAATGTAACAATAAACCCAAATAGAAGAGGAAAATACTATAAAGTCGGCGATCCAGTTGTTATTTATGATGGGTTTAGTTTAATTACACCAAATCCTATTGGGGCAACTGCAACTGTTTCTGAAGTAACAACAGGACAAATACAAAACGTTGTAATTACAAATAGCGGCTATGGGTATAGAACATATCCAAATTCAGATATTCAAATTATTCGAACAGATGGAACTATAGATACAAACGCTATTTGTATTGTATCATTAGTTGATGAATCTCGCCCAGCGAATGTTGCATATTTGACAAATGATGCAATTGAGGACAATTTATTTGTTACGCTTGGTGCAAGCAATTATAATTTTCCGGTTTTTGCAAATGCTAATATAGCATTAATAAATTGTTTTTCGTTTTTGTCATACACAACATATCCAATTACTGCTGTGACAGTTAGAAATGGTGGCGGAGGATACGAGCAACCACCAACATTACAATTTCATTCTTCTTTTAAAGCAAACACAATTGGAAGTTATAGACAAGATATTGACGATATTGGTATATTAGCTCCAATAGAAATAATACATGGCGGTCAACAATATTCAAATACAGATACCTTAACGATCTCAGGTGGCGGTGGAAGTTTTGCTTTTGCAAGAATTAAGTCAGTTAGTGCTAATGGTGCAATAACTTCAGTTGAATATTATTATAATACAAATAATCCATATAATGTTGGAGGAATGGGATATAATAATAATAATTTACCAACTGTTAATGTCAATTCTTCTACTGGATCAAATGCAATATTAACAATTCCATCTATATTAGGCACGGGAGTCGAATATACTTTAGAAACAGATAGAATAGGTGCTATAACTAAGATTTCTTTAAATGATAACGGAGAAGATTATGTTTCTACTCCAAATGTTTCTCTAAGAATTCAAGATATAGTCATAACAGGTACTACTGTTGAAAGTATTGACCCAAAATCGTGTATTATATATCAAGGAAATTTAGAGACTCCATCATTTTACGGTAAAATCGAATCAGTTTCGTCAATCTATTTTAATTCAGAAACAAGCGAACAAGTTTTTTCTGCTAGAGTTTACGATTATAAGGGAGCAATATCAGGAATATCTTCTTGTAATGTGTATAACACGTTAACAGAAACCGTTGTATCGAAAATAACACTACAAAGCGATTATAATACAACGACTTACAAAAATGGCGTTAGATTATTTGGAGATGGTTCAGCAAAAGCTACTGCAAAATTTTTAGATGGATTAATTTTTGACGAAGGGCGATATTTAAATGCAGATGGACAACCATCTGCACACTCTGTATTACAAAGCGATGTATATAATCTTTCCACTTATATCTTAACAACAGAGAAAGATTACGATTCATATAAAGATGTTATTAAAAATTTATTACATCCAATTGGAACTCAACTTATAACTAGAAATATTTTAAAATCTGAAGCAGCATTTTCAGTTTCAGCAAATTCTAATGTAATGACTGCGACAAATTTAATAGATATCTCGAGTTTAGTTATTCAAAACCCAAATCCTGTAATAAATTTTTCCAATACGATATTAATTTATACTGATTCTGAATTAGATTCTATATTTTCTATAGGGTCTAAGATTGCAATTATAGGATATAATAATTTTAATATTTATTCTACAGTTAATGACATTAACACAATAGATAGCGAATTAATATTAGACGATTACGTTCAATATAAATTTCCAAACGTGTTTAATGGATATACTCAAGCTAATACTATAATTATTTCTAAATACAATTATACAGGTTCTAATGCAAATGCTTCTATAGGAATTGGAGATGACATTTCTATGGGAAATAATATTGTTACTATAGAAAATATTGATTTTGCGAATAATATATTATATTTTCCAGTTAATTTAGAGTTAACTGGAACTGCATTAAATACAGCAAATGTTACTATTATTAAAAATTTAACATCAAATAACATTATAAAATATACAACGGTGTAAATATGATCAAAGGTTTAATTCCTTATTCTGGGTTATCGGAAGAAGTAATAAAATATTACTTTTCTCCAAATTTAATATTTAAAAATAGTGAAGACGAATTTTTAAATTTATATTGCTTTATTGCAAAAGTCGATCCGTGGTTGGACGAAATAAATATTCCAGAACCAGAAAATTCTGATTTTTATTTAAAAAATGTCAATAAAAATTTAATTGCTTTAAAAAAGATTAATACTAATGATATTTGCCCTGTTATAAAAAGAATTGATTGGGTAACTGGAACAATATATGAACATTATTCTTCTGATCAAGTTTCTAATATACAATATTACGTCAGAAATTCATACGATCAAGTATTTAAATGTTTATCAAATGGAACAACTAAAAATTCACTATCTGGAGTTCCTTCTATAACGCAACCATTAATTGATTTTACCACTAATTTTACTAATAATATTATTGATACTGGAGATGGGTATATTTGGAAATATTTGTATAGTATTGACGTCGGCGCTAAATTAAAATTTTTTGACGAAAATTGGATGCCTTTACCAATAACTACACATAGAAAATCAATAAAAAATAATACAATTGGTTGTGGGGAAGTATCTATTATTAATGTATATGATACAGGTGAAGGATATTCGAACGATAATGGTTTTAATATAACAACATCTATAAAAATAGATGGAGATGGCACTGGAGCGCAAGCTAGAGCTATTATTGCTAATAATAAAGTAGAAAAAATATTAATGATGAGTTTCGGCTCAAATTATACATATGCTACTGCAAACGTGGTTCCAAATATTGGATATACAGGCAATGGCGCAGTTTTACTTTCTGAAATTTCTCCCGTCGGCGGTCATGGACACGATTTAATATCAGAATTAGGTTGCAGAACTCTTATGATTACCGCAGAATTTAATGGTACAGAAACTGGAACTTTACCTGCCGATATTGACTATAGGCAATTAGGATTATTAACCAATCCAGAAATACTTATTGGGTCAGAAATAAAATTTGCAAATTCTTCTATATATAAAACAACTCATGACGTTACTGTTTCGCAAGGGTCTGGTATATATCAACAAGACGAAATTGTATATCAAGGCGATGCTGCTACTCCAAGTTATTCGGGAAGAGTTTTAAATTTTGATGCAATAAATAACGTATTATACCTTATAAATACTCATGGAACGGTATCATTATATCAAGGGTTATTCGGAACTATATCAAATACTTCTCGGTTAATATTACAAGAAACAATCGAACAAGTAATTCCATTCTCTGGAAATATTATATACTTAGAAAATAGAACAAAAGTACAAAGAACTCCTTCTGGACTAGAACAATTTAGATTAACACTTAAATATTAAGGTTTAAAAAAAATATGCTAAATTTTAATACACAACCATACTATGATGATTTTAACGAAGATAAGAATTTTCATAGAATTTTATTTAAACCTGGAGCAGCAGTACAAGCAAGAGAATTAACTCAAGCGCAATCAATACTGCAAGACCAAATTGGCAAATTCGGTAAATTTGTTTTATCTGATGGATCTAATGTAAGCGGTGGAAAATACACATTAAACACAAACGTAAAATCGTTAAATTTAAAAAATATTGATTCAATTGCAACTGATATTGAATTTTTTACGGAAATGTTTGTTGTTGGGTCTCAATCAAAATGCGTAGGTTTAATTACTTCATGTGATATTTTAAATTATTATATGACAGTTAAATCTCTAATTAGAGGCGAAGTAAATTTTATTAGCGAAGAAACTTTATATATTTTTTCTTCTCGAGAAGTCGCATACGCATATCGTGCTGGTAATGAAACTATTATTACAAATAAACAATATGATTATACAGCGAAATTAAATATAGACCAAAATTACCCTATTTCTGGTTGTTTTGGACAAAAAGACTCGTACACGTTTACTATACCAACACAAACAATTAGTATTGGTAATATTATTACAGTAGCAAGCGAAAATTATAATACAAATTATATTGTAACTGAAATTGGTTATGATGGAACATTTAAGGTACATAGACAATTAACGAGTGATTTTAATAACGTTTCTGTAAATGTCGCAGCATATGCATCGAATTATGTATTAGAAGTAAGTTTTTCTGATGGCGTATATTTTACTAATAATACATTTGTAAAAGCATTACCGCAATCAATTATTCCAAATTTAACTACACAATATCCAAGTTGCTGTATCGGATTTGAAGTTGTTGAAACAGTTGTAGATTATATTGACGATACATCATTACTTGATCCAGCGCAAGGATCATACAATTATACTGCTCCAGGAGCAGATAGATATAAAATTTATTTAAATTTAGTTTCAAAACCGCTAATTAATGGTGGCATCGACCAAACAACATTAACCAATTCTAAATTTATTGAATTGTTAAGAATTAAAAATGGTACTGTTGTTTATGATAACACTAGCCCAGTTCTTGGTGGATTAGAAGATGTACTCGCGGCTCAAATGTATGATCATGCAGGAAATTTTATTGTAACTCCATTTAATATTTCATTTAGCGATTCAAATTTTACTGATGCAGCTACAACATTAAATGCAGTAGTTTCTTCTGGAAAAGCATACGTTTATGGGTATCCATATAATGCTACATTTCCTACCTATCTATCATTAGATAAGGCAAGAGAGACTGCAAACTCATTAAATAATATAACTAGCACATATTATGGTAATAGCGTAAGAATTTCTGATGCATCAGGCAAATTACCCATTCCTTCTTTAGGATCAAGAGTTGAAATACATTCTGTTAGTAAAAATCAAAGCAAAACTAATGAAACGAGATTAGGTTATGCTTATGTTGGTAATATTGATTATACAACAACAAATGAATATTCATTATATTTGTACAATTTAACTATTTCTGATCAAAAATTAGCTATGGCTAACTCTATAGTTGGCGCTAATTTTGCTGCGAATACAATACTAACGTCAGGCGTTAATGTTGTTACGGATTCAAAATATAATAAATTATTATTTAAATTACCATATTCGAATCCATCATCAATTTTTGATGCATCTTTAACATTAGATAAATTTACAACAATTTCTGTGTCATCAAGTACAGCTATATTGGAAACTTATAGCGGAAATAAACAATTTTCTTGCGGCGTTAATACAAATATTGATGGATTACCTCTTAGCACGAAAAATGAAAATTTTATTCTTGTTGCAAAAACTACTAATGGCGCATATAGTTCTGGAGAATATATTGATTTAGCTGATGTTGTAATTAAAGTTCAAAATATTGGCGATAATTATAGAGCAACATTTACGTTCTTAAATAGTTACACAGGATCAATTGACGTTAAATATAGCATCTACAATATTGCTCCAGCAAAAAAAGTAAAAAACCTTCAGAAAAATAAAATAGTACAAATTGATTGTAAAACCACGCCAACAAGTTTAGGGTATTCTGATATTGCAACATTCAAAGGAGTATTTAAAGCTCCTATTAATAGCGCAGTTTATATTCCAGGAAGTAATGATTCTTGGGAGGCAGCAATTGCATATGATCAATATAATGTTGTAAAATTTGGCGATAAATTGTATATATCTACAATTTCTTCTAATAGTAATAATTCTCCTCCATCTAATCCATCTAACTGGAAACTATTAGAAAATACTAAAATTAATTATAAACTGGATAATGGCCAAAAAGAATTTTTCTATGACCATGGAACAATATCTTCTCTATCTGCAGCTAATGTTGGGAAACTATTTGTATTATTTGATTATTATACCCATTCTTCTGGTGAATATATTGCATTTAATTCGTATCCTAATGGATATAGAGATATCGCATCAGTAAAAATTAATAATACGATATACGATTTAAAAGATTATATTGATTTTAGACCGCGCAGAAAAGATTCTTCTGATGCTACTATGGTATTGTATGACGATTATACAATACCATCAACAATAACTGATTCTAGGTTCTATTATGACATGTCATATTATCTAGGAAGAATAGATAAATTAATATTAACCGGAGAAAGAAAATTACAATGGTTTAAAGGTGTATCATCTTATAAAAATTATATTCCACCCAAAGATGATGTTAACGGAATGACTATTGCGACTATACAATTTGACCCATATACTCCAGACGCAAAATCTATAAAAATTAATTATTCTAAACATCGCAGATATACTATGGACGATATTGGTACATTAGATACTCGTTTAACTAATGTCGAATATTATACTGCATTAACTATGGGCGAAAAAACAGCATTAGGTACAAATATAGTTGATGAGTATGGCACAAGATTAAAAAATGGATTTATAGTCGATTCATTTACTAATTTAACTATTGTTGATTTATCTACAAATGATAGAAATGTATCAATAGATTTAGTTAAAAATTTAGCTAGACCCGCTTTTGATAAAAGAGAGTATTCACAAATTACAGCATCAAAAGATGAGTTTGCTGATGAAGATTTAAACTTAAAAATTTACCCAAATGGATTAGTAAGTTTTAAATCTGCGCGCAAACCTATAATTGTACAAGATCAAGCAACTGGTTATGTAAAAATTAATCAATTTGATTCTATTTCATATAAAGGCGATTTATATTTAACTCCTCAATCTCAAGTATTCCCTGAACAATCCGGAGCAAATGTTCCAATTATTAATGAAGATACTGCTGCTATAGTAGCAGCGAAAACAACTCCAGGATTGGTATTTAATGACTGGCAAACATTTTATTCAAACACAACTGACTATAAAATAGAGGAAGGGTCAACTAGCGAAGTTACTTATGGAAAATCAGTTTATTCTGTTTCTACTGCGATTGTAGGTAAAGCAACCGAAACGCATAAAGATTTAATATCAGCTATAGTTCCTAAAACAAAAGAAACGACAATTAATTTTAGAGCAACTGGATTAGCTCCATTTACACGAATGTATGTTTATATTGCAAATAGGCTTGTTAGTGGATATGTTACCCCAGATCATAATCCAATGGGCATAATTACTGGAGTTGCAATTAATTCTGGCGGTATAGGATACTCAGCAGGAGCAACGGCAGTATTAACTTCAGCTGCAAATGTTACTGCTACATTTAAATTAAATGTTACTGGTGGTGTTATTGATTCAGCTACTATTACTAATATTGGAGCTGGATATACAACAAGGGGAACAACAAAACATACTCTAACTATCACAGATTCAACGCATACTACTGCCGCTGGACTTGTAGCAGTTACCAATCCTAAACAAGGAACTTATTTATATACTGATGCTAGCGGAGAATGTTCTGGTAGTTTAATTATACCAAATAATGATATGCTTAGTTTTGATGCTGGGGAATTATTGATAACTGTTTGTAGTACTCCTCATTATGATATAGCAAATGCACTTTCTTGCGCTCAAGCAATCTATTATTCAAAATATGCATTTTTTGAAAACATTGTTACTTCAATAAGAAAACCATATATTAAAAAAATTAGAGATATTCCTGATCCTCCTGCAAAACCAAGAGTAGGGCAAATTATTGTACCATCTAAAATATCATATACGTTTAGCGATTATAAACTCCCTTATGCACAAACAAAAGGTGGTATATTAACTATTCCAATATATTTAAGTGGAGATGCACCGACTTCTGATGTTATCGTTACATATAATCTTAATGCTTCGCATGATCAACCTGGAGCAGTGGAAATTAATTCAGCAACACCAAGTCAATTTACATTCACGCCATCAAATTATACAACTAAACAAGATTTAGTTATAAACTACAATTTAAATGGAACGGTACCAAGTAATAAATTGGCAAGTTATATCGAATTTTATGCAGCTTCTTCTGATCCTGTATATAATTATGCAGGAATAGTAAAACCAGCTGAATCGTGGACTAAAAATTATATAATTGGAACTGCAACTACAAATTTATCTCCAATAGTAATTACAGATCCAAGTCCAATAACAAAACAAGAACAAATTAATACAATAATTCAACAAGAACATCCAAAAATTACAGTAACTAATTGCACCATTCCAAATGAAAAAGGAACTGGATCTATTGTTGTCACATATAGTGGAACTGATATTGGTTGGCATACTGCATCAACAACTACATATCCTCTACAATTTACAGCTGTACTTGTCGAAACTAACAGTGGAGTTACAATTACTTCTTCTGAATATCAAGCCGAAACTACAAATAAAGATATCCAAACTGGTTCAACTAGACAAATAAAACAATTTCAAAATGAATATTTGTCATTTATGTTTAATCTTTATGGCGTGGCTCAAGGAACTTATCATGTAAAAGTAACTATTCACTCAAATAATCCAAACTGGGAAGGATTAAACGCGACTTCTACTGTCACAGTCGGAGCTGCAATAGTACCTCCAGTTGATCCAAATATAATAGTTTGGTCTAATAATAATACAAGCCCAACAATTGGTGAACTTAATAATCCACTAAGAACTACGCATTCTAAAGGTGGAAGCAATATTATTGGTATAACATTAAATAAAGCTCCCACTGGTAGCGTATTAGTTAAAGCCAATTCATCATTAAAAACTGGTGGCGGTGATGTAGTTACGTTTTCTAATAATTTTACAGATTATGCGCTTGGTAATACAGTTACATTTACGGCAAGTAATTGGGATAAGTTACATTCTTTTGTTGCTCTTGGGTATGATAACCTAAATAACGAATCTCTTATTACAACTCCATATTATATTGATTTAAAAGCATCTGCCAGTAATCCTGCTGATTCAGGTTTCGTTGGTTTGTCGAAACGAATTCCAATAACAAATACTGATTACGCAGAAGCTATTGGTGAGCCGATTTTGACAATTCTTGGAACAAAAACAACTGGCAATGGGTCTATAATTTCGGTATCCGTTGCATTAACTTCTCCTCCATTAGGAAACGATGTTGTTCGAGTTATGTTTGAATCTAATAATACAACAACTGGCGGTATTATTATTACTGGATCTGCATATGGCGCAAATGGTATATTCCAGTTTACAAATTCAAATTACGGCGTTCCTCAAACTCTACAAATTCAAGGAGCGCCTTTATCAGCTCTTGACTCTGGAGATGATGTAAAATATATATTAAAGTGTACATCCGAAAAATGGGATACAGTTAACAATAAGAAAATTGCATCTGAATGGACTAATGAGATACTTACTGATTTAATTAACTCTCCATACATATATCGGTCAACTTCTGTAACCACAACTAGAAGAACTAAAAGATATGAGGCTTTGTGTTTAGGCAGAGATCCAAAATCATGGACTCCAGATATGACTCAAATACAAGCTAATATTCAACCGGAAAATAATCGCGGGACTATAGTTAGTTATCAAGTAGTTGGCCCATGGATTGATGTTGCACAAAATGCGCTTAAATATACTGCAAACTTTACAGGAAAAATATCTGCGCAAAGATCATCGTCCACTAAAGTTACACAAACTAATCACGCGGATTTAACAATAAGTTTAGATCCCAAATTTTATAATAATGTTTTAGATACTATGTTTGTTAATCCAAAAATTACATGTATTTCTGCATATAATATGACATTACAAAAAGATGTAACTGGTCATATTAAGATTGATACAGCAGCTTCTGCAGGTTCTAATAGCCCCACAGTACCAGCAAGAGGCGGGTTTTTTGCCGTAATACCATATACAGGAAAAAATGGTACTGAAGTTCAACTAGTGACTACTTTTTATATTTCCGGAATATATTTTGATGCAATTGCAGCTGGATTTAAAGTTTCTGAATATGTTGATCAAGAGATAACAACTACATATTATAGAACAGACACATATGAACAAATTGGCGTACCTGACGTCAAAACTATTACTGGTACCGGAACTGACGTTGATTGGAAATCTTCTCCTGAATCAGTTTTAGCTGCATATAATGTTATCGCAAATAATAGAGCTTATGATGCAATTTTGCCTAAAACTGGATATAATCTTCGCGATAGGTTTTTATCTAAAGGCGTATTTACATCTGACATACGCGTGTTTGAAATAGAAACTCTTAAATCCAATTTAGAAAATAAAGGTATATTTATTGAAAAAATTAAAGAAAAAATTATTAATAGTGGTGGCTTTTCAGGCAATATTGACCCGAAATTAAAAACTGCATACACAAAAGAGTTAAATGACTATAATAATATTATTTTGGAATTAAACACTCTAGGTCTTGACGTAGCTGCTGCAGGAGGATATACAGTAATACCTCTTGTTTGGAATCCATTTGAATATACCAGTTCAATTAATTACGACTCTAATAGATAGTCGTTTTGAAAATATATGTAAATAAAACTTAAAAAGGGCTTTTTATGTCGCTAGATAGATCTTTAATAACATCTTATGTCAAAAATAAATTTATGACATCTGATTATATAAAAAATAGAATAAAACCAACCGGAACTCAAAAATATTATGACGAAGAAATTCAATTTTGGGTTGAACAAATTTACAATTCTGGTTGGGAGGAAACTTTATTTAATATAGAATTCAATAAAGTATATGAAACAAATCATGATAAATCATTAAGTTCTATATCTCCCAATGATTATATCGGGCAAACTTTTTACATAGATAATAAATCGTACCCAAAAGGTATGTTTATACATGATATTTGTATATTTACTGCACTAGAAGATACTTCAATTCCATTAACTCTTGATCTTAGAAAATTAGTTAATGGTATTCCTGAAGTCGATACGCTGCCATTATCATCCGTTACAATAAGACCGGCATACGATAGAACTGAAGCGCAAATTATTCCATGGGAACCTGATGCTATAGAAAAAAATAGTTTACGACAATTTAAATTTGACCATCCAGTCTTTGTTGAACCTGGATGGTATTGTTTTACTTTAAAAACTTCATCGTCAAAATATTCAGTCTATATTGCAGAAAATGGGAAAGGAACACTAAATACAGGAAAAACTGTAGTTAACCCATATCTAGGAGATTTTATATATTCGAGTCAAGGAGAATCATGGGTTATTGACCCAACAAAAGATTTATGCTTTGAGTTATCTAAATCCGAATTTCTTGTAGGAGAAAGAAATTTATATTTAAACATTAAACCAGAACAGTATTCTGATGAATTTGCATATGATTTATTACATTTTAAAACATCAATAACTGAAGTTCCTGGGCATTCGTATTTAGAAGAAGCTAAAGCAACTGTAACTGAATTTGGTACAAATAATTCTAACGACGTTGTCATATTTAAAAATAGTAATGCTGTTCCGCCATCGCATTCCACTATTAATAACAATGATGGCGCATTAATGTTAACATTAAAATTAATAAATAAAGATCCAAATTTAACACCTATAGTAGATTTACATGAGACTGGAGTTGTGTTGGTTAGAAATATTGTTGATTCGTACAGTCAATATATTTCCGATTCAGAATTAGGTCCAAATGGAAGCGCGTTTGCAAAATATATAACAAAACCAATAATATTAAACGACGGGTTTGATGCTGATGGTATAACAGTATATCTTGACGTTAATAGACCAACTGGGTCTGATATAGAATTATTCTATAAAGTGTTAAATAAATATGACACCAGTGTTGCATTTGAAAATGCTAGGTGGCGTAGATTACCAAAAAAATCAACAGAAACAGCTTCACAATTATCTATTGATTTCGCTGAAGAAGAATATCAACAATTAAATATGTTTTATTTAGGCGAAAACGGCGAAACTTACACTACATTTAACCAATTAGCAATTAAAGTTGTATTTTATACTGATGATCCAACAAAAGTACCGTCTATTAAGAATTTTAGAGCTATTGCTTCTGTATAAATGGAAAAACTAAAAGTTAAAGATGCTCCGGGATGGATTAAAGATCCATCCTCTAAAGCTGTATTAAATACCGATTTATCTGCATTAGAACAACGCAAACAAAATAAGAAGAAAATTAATCAAATAAATAGTTTAGAAGGAGATCTTAGTAATGTTAAATCTGAACTAACTGAACTAAAATCAGAAATTAAAGATATTAAAGATATTTTATTGCAATTTATAAATGCCAAGTCTAATTTATAAATATAGCTATAAAAATTTTATTTAAAGGGAAATACTAGTGGCTATATCTCAGATTACATATTCTAATACATTCTCGCATTGGATGGTGGTGACAAATCAATTGGCGAGCGTCGTTAATACCCTCACTTCAGGGGATTTTTATAAAAATCAAGGAACTTTATATTTAAATTCTCCGCAAACGGGTTTATATGTAGGTAATTCTGCGATTTTAGGTGGAAACGTAACTATATCTGGTCCAACTGGAACTATATTAGAAATTCGTAATCCAACAAATATTTATAATACCCTTTCTGTTGCAAACCTTATTAATGGTAGCTTAATACGAAGCGATACAATAATTTCTTCAATTAATGTATTTACGTCAACTGCAACAGTTAACACCAAACTTACTGTTGCCAATTCTTCTGTATTATCTGGAAATACTAGAATAACTGGAGATTTTGCAGTAGCGGGCAATACAGTAATTTCTGGTAATACATCTCTTTCTGGTACTACCAGAATTAATGACGGTATGACATTAATTGGCGTATTAAATGCAACTGGAAGTATTATTGCTAATGGAACAATTGATTTATCTGGTAATTTAAATTTAACCGGCGATTCAACTTTAACTGGTGATATAACATCAACTGGTAATACTGCATTTTATGGGAAAAGTGCGTTTTCTGGAAATACTGTAATATCTGGAGATATTACATCAACAGGAAATACTGCGATTTTAGGTAAAACTGTTGTATCTGGAAATACAACGTTAGCTGGAAATACGGCTCTATCTGGAAATACATCGTTAGCTGGCAATAATACTTTATCTGGAAGTACTCTATTAACTGGAAGCGTTAATTTAGTAGGAAATACTGCTTTATCTGGTAATAATAATCTATCTGGAAGTACAGCGTTAACGGGCAATACTATATTATCCGGTAATACCAATTTATCTGGAGAAGTATTATCTTCCGGAAATACAACTATTTCAGGAAATGTAATAATCAATGGTATCATATCTTTATCTGGAACTACAATTTCTTCTGGAAATACAACAATTTTAGGAAGAAATATTTTATCCGGTAATACATCATTAGCCGGAAATACTGCTTTATCTGGAAATACAACTATTTCAGGGAATATTACGGTTTATGATACAATAAGTATAATTAACAATAAAGGCGTTTCTGCTAATGGACCAATTAAAAGCGACACAACTGTTTCCGGTTCAGTATTAGTATCAGATATATTACAAGTAAATTCAAATGTAGTTTTTGATACAACTAATGTAAAAATTAAAAGTTCCGACGGATTATCATATAATGTAATCTCATCAAAAGATTTAATTGATGCTAATGCTACAATTTATAGAGATTTAGCCAATACAAATCTTAGTGTTGTTTCTACAAATACCTATGTGCAAAATTGGGCAAATAGTACATTCCTTAAATTTTCTGGAAACCCGTTAACTACAGCTTTAATACCAACATTAGAAGTTACAAGTTTTACAACGAAAGATTTGGTAGTAACTGGGGTTTTTACTAACCAAGGTTCTACGATTACAGATACTAATGAATATATTTTCCAAGCAAACTCAGGTTTACCAACATCCGTTAGTTCCCAGATTACCGTAAATAGAGGCGAATCAGCTAATACCGCAAACGTTAATGCTATGATTAGATGGAATAATCCATCTAAACAATGGGAAATTAGAGATGTTAATAGTAATACATCATATTATAAAATAACTACAAAAAATGAATTAGATGGAGCAAATACATTTTTAACAACATTGATTGGTAATAAATTTACTAATGCAGCAACATTCGGTAGCGATTTAACTGTTGCAGGTAATTTGGTTGTTAACGGATTAACAACTACAATTAATACAAATACATTATCTATTGATGATAAAAATATAACTCTTGGCGATGTTGCTTCATACACTTCAGTTACATTTACTTGCAGTAGTGGTTCTCCAATTATAGCTGTTACATCAACTGCTGGGTTAATTCCTGGAATGATTATTACTAAAACTGGCGGTCAAGCTACTCCTCCAGGTGGAGCGGCTACAATTGTTTCTGTTGATTCTACCACACAAATTACTGTTAATGTTAATATAAACACAACTAGCGGAACGCAATTTGTTGGTGATATTGCCGGCGTCTCAGACTTAACTGCTAATAGCGGAGGTATCACATTAAAAGGCACAATCGACAAGACTTTTAATTGGGCAAATACAACTTTTTCTGCGTGGACTAGTTCCGAAAACATTGCATTAGCTAGTGGTAAATCTATTATACTTAATGGTTCTTCTTCTGGTATAACTACAGTACAACCAAGCGCGATTGCTGGGGGAGTTTTAACATTATCAGCTAATACTGGAACTGTAATATCTACTGGTGATACTGGAACTGTAACTAACGCAATGTTAAATGGTTCTATCACAAACAATAAATTCGCAAATAGTTCTATAACTATTGGAACTACAAATATTGCATTAGGTTCTTCTAATACTACATTAAGAGGAATTACAAACTTAACTTTTGCAAATACTATCAATTCAGGAAATACAGTTTCTTTGATTGCTGATAATATTGGTGGGAATAATATAATTATATTCCCGAATCAATCCGGAACAGTAATTCTTTCTGGAGCAACAGGAGCTCCAATTACTGCTGCTATGATTGCAAATAATTCTATTGCAAATAATCATATTCATGATAATGCTGCTATTGCAACATATAAATTAGCTGCAAATTCAGTAACACTTGGAACTACTAAATTAAATTTAGGCGAATCAAGTAATTCAATTCAAAATATTGTTAATATAAAATTTGCAAATACTATCAATTCAGGAAATACAGTTTCTTTGATTGCTGATAATATTGGTGGGAATAATATAATTATATTCCCGAATCAATCCGGAACAGTTGTACTTTCAGGCGGTGGTGGCGGCTCTAGTGGTGCATCAATTACTGCTGCTATGATTGCAAATAATTCTATTGCAAATAATCATATTCATGATAATGCTGCTATTGCAACATATAAATTAGCTGCAAATTCTATATCTGGAATATATTTGGGTAACAATTTAAATGCGTTAGCTAATGGTACTGGATTAACTTGGTCAACTGGAACAAATTATAATGGTTCAGCTGCTGCAACTTTAGCAATAGATTCTACCGTTGTTGCTTCTAAATCTGGCAAATTAAGTCAATTTGCATCAACAACTAGTTCTGAATTCCTTGGAATTATTAGTGACAAACAAGGAACTGGTCCATTAGTTGCAAATAATAGCCCAACATTAACTACTCCTAATATTGGTGTAGCTACTGGAACATCTTTATCATTATCAGGCGATTTATCAGCTAGAAATTTAACTATTAGCGGAACTACGACAACAATTAATTCAAGTACATTATCTATTGATGATAAAAATATTACTCTAGGTGATGCAGCTGGAATTCCAAATTTAACATTTATTTGTACTGCGGGTTCTGCAGTTTTAACTGTTGCATCAACTGCTGGAATGATTCCCGGAATGATTCTTACAAAAGATTCTGGCCAAGCTATACCGCCAGCTGGAGCAACAATTGTATCTATTAATTCTGACACACAAATTACTATTAGCGGAACGGTTAATGCATCTGGTGGAACTCAATTTGTAGGGCATTTTGATGGATATACTGATGCAACTGCTGATCAAGGTGGTATTACATTAAAAGGTACAACCGAAAAAACTATAATATATTCCACTGCTGCAGTAGGCGGAGCTAGTGCATGGAGATTTTCAGAAAATATTGATTTAGTTACTGGAAAATCGTTTAATATTAATAATACGTTAATTGCTAACTCAACACATTTAGGTGCTTTATCTGGCTCATCGATAACTAATGTAACTGCAAAAGGTTTATCTGCTAATTCTGATATTTCAACATATAGAGAGAAAGTTACTGATATAACTATTAGTTCAGGCGGAGTTACTAATATAGATGTAAGTGCTGGTAATATTTTTAATATAACACTTAGCTCTGGAATTGCAAGTCCAGTTGCTTTAAATTTAAATAACTATAATGTTGGTAGTGGATATACACGACCAATAACATTAATAATTAAACAACCAGCGACAAGCTCAGGAAAGCTTGTTACTGTAAATGGAGCTAAATATACTGATGGGATTGCTCCAATTTTATCAACCGCTGCCAATGCTATGGATGTATTAACCTATTGGTCTATAGATAATGGTACAAACTGGTTTGGTACTTTTGCCATGGCTGGCATTATAATTTAACGTTTCTTTTAATAAGGAGAAAATTTATGACATTAAGATTAATTGACGAAGTTTATTTGTATACATCTTCTCAACCAGAAGATGCGTTAACAAACAGAGAATTAGTTTCTTGGTTTGACCATTCTGGTATTCCATATATTCATTTATCATATGGAAATGATAATCACGAAGAGGTTTTAACTGCAGTAAATACTTGGTGGCGACACGATATTGACACTGGAATTTTACAAGAACCTCTTACGGGATTTCCATTTGTGGTATATACGGAATCGCATTCAGATAAACCAATATCATATTTACCAAGAAAATATATTACAACTAAAGAAAATATAGTTGAACAATTACCTTCTCTTTATTCATTAGGTAGAGATTAAAAGGATAAAAAATGCCAATTGGTATCGGAACACAAATTAGAAGAACCATAGTTAATGCAGGAACAACAACTATAAGCATTGGCTCAGGGAATCAAGCATTTCCATTTGGGGTTAATTCAGTTAAAGTTAATATGAGTGGAAATCCAGGAACAGCTGGCATTGCAGGTAAAGGAGGATCAGCAGGATTAGCTGGTCCTGGAAGTTGCGGTGGAGCTGGAGGTCCTGGAGGAGCTGCAGGTAAAGGCGGTAAAGGAGCTTGCGGTGGTCCTGGAGGTTGCGGTGGAGCTGGAGGTACTGCTGGCATTGCAGGTAAAGGCGGTAAAGGAGCTTGCGGTGGTCCAGGAGGCGCAGGAAGTGCCGGAGGAACTGGGGGAGCTGGAGGTACTGCAGGAGCATATTTAGGGTTAGGGGTGTTAGGTGGTCCTGGAGGTTGCGGTGGAGCTGCAGGTAAAGGTGGAGCTGGCGGAACTGCAGGAACTGCAGGAAAAGCCAGTTGCGGTCCAGCTGGACTTGGTGGTCCAGGAGGCGGAGCAGGAGGAGGATCTTCATCTATTTCCTGCGGCTCATATTCGCCCACTAAATTTATTTTTACTGGAACTGGTGGAGCAGGAGGAGCATCTTGCTGGCACGCAGGAGCAGCAGGTGGAACTGGATCTATATATTCTCCTACTCCAGTAGCTATTTTAGGGGGATATGGAGGATTCGCATATGGTGCAACTGGAACTTTATATGGCAGTCCTGGAGAAGTTACTACAGGTAGAGGTGGAACATACGGTAAAGCTACTACTGCATGCTCGGTAACTTATTCAAGCGGAAATAGAGGAACTGCTGGGGGAACAACATTAAATTCTAGTTTTTGCTGTTCTAATTCGTCTTATACGAATATTGCTGGAGCACAAGGCGGGGGCGGAGCTGGCGGAGCAGCATTTCGTTGGAAATCTAATTGTTGGTATTCAACTGGTGGAGGAGGCGGAGGTGGAGCTGGATCTCCAGGAGGAGCAGGAGTTGCAGGTTCAGTATGGGGCGCAGGAAAAGGCGGAGCTGGTAGCGCGGGAGCTGCTGGCTCCCCTGGAAAATGCGCTCCAAATACTTTTACTTACGTCTTATGTCCAGTAAATTCAACATATTTTTGCGGAAGTTGCAGGGGTTATGCCGGCGGATTTGGAGTAGCTGGAGCTAATGCTGCTTTAGATGGTTCTTGTGCGCCAAACACATGGGCATTAACTTGCCCATCAAATAGCGTTCAATTTTATGGAAATTGTAGAGGTTATGCTGGAACAAAAGGTACAGAAGGAGGTTGCGGTACTAATGGTATATGCGCTCCAAATTCTTGGCTTGTAACTTGCCCAACAAACGGGCTTACTCATTATGGGTGGTATAAAGGTTTTGTTGGTACTGCAGGAGCTCCTGGTATCGATGGTTCTTGCGCTACCAGTTGTGCTCCAAATACGTGGACTTCTTGTTCTGGAAATTCTGGAAATGCCGGAACTCCAGGAACTGATGGAAATCAATCTTCTATTTTTTGTATAATTGCTAAAGGAGGAACTGCTGGTACTGCAACTGCTGGAACTCCAGGAACCGCAGGAACTAAAGGCACGAAAGGAGCTAAAGGAGCTAAAGGTTATACTGGTAATGCAGGAGCTTGTGGTAATGTAGGGTTTGCAAGTACATATAAAGGCGCAAAAGGGTCTAAAGGATCTAAAGGTACTGATGGCACCTATGGATTCGCCGGATATAAAGGATTAAAAGGAGTAAAAGGCGCCAAAGGTTACACGGGAAATAATGGATGTACCGGAGGTAAAGGATATAAAGGAACAAAAGGCTCTCCTGGTGGACAAGGTGTAACTGGATGTCCAGGTAATGATGGAACAGCTGCTATTGCTGGGGTAGGTACTGCAGGAAATTGGGGAGGAGGCGGAGCTGGAGGCTATGCAGGTTCTATATTCAATTCCAAATTATATGTACCAACAGTTTTTGGTAGCGATGGAGCAACATATCCAGGAGGCGGAGCTGGAGGTATCGGAAAAGCGTGCGTAGGTCAATCAATGACAGGTTCTCCAGGAACTGCAGGAACTGTTGGCGTTTCAACTCAAGGAAAAGCTGGAACTGTTGGCGCAACCGGAAAAGATGGTAATGCAGGAACTCCTGGATGTATAGGTTTAAGGGGTAACGTAGGACCTGCAGGAAATCAAGGAAAAGATGGAAGTGCTGGAACTCCAGGAACTGCTGGAAATGCCGGAACTCCCGGAAAAGATGGAACTCCTGGATCAGTTGGAAGCGTAGGTCTTAAAGGTGCATCAGGAACTCCAGGTAATACTGGGGCTGATGGAAATTCAGGAAAAAATGGATGCATAGGTCTTAAAGGCGCATCCGGATCTGCAGGATCCCCAGGAAAAGATGGTAGCGCAAATTGCGGGGGGGCTGCAGATACGCTTAGTTGCGTTAGCGCAAAAATTTCTTCTAGAGTTTCATATCCATATGTTGCTGCGCAAAAAATTACCGTTTCATGGCCAAGACAATAATTAAATTACAAAGGAATTAAATAGATGAAAAAATATGAATATACATATAAAATAAAAGATATTAATATAGCCGAAAATGCTCTTCTTGTTGAATATATGGCTACAGATGAATCTTTAACATCATATACTCTTCATATTCCTTCCTATATACTGAATGAAGATGAAACGAGAAAAACTATTGACGAAGTTATTAAATTTTGCGCTCCTCATGGTAGATGGGAATCTCAAGAAATTTTAGTTGAACAATATAATGATATTTTACATAAAACTGAACTGGTGCCTATACAAAATGCTTGAAATACAAAATAATGGTATTGCTATATTTGACAATGCCTTTAGTGACGAATATTGCGATCAAGTTATAAATTTTTTTGAATGGTCGCAAAAAAATAATAGAACATGGAATAGATTACAATCAGAAAATGCTCAAGAAATATATAAAAATGATATATCAGCTTCGCTGCATGCATCAATAAATGAAAGATATTTTTCATCAGATAACACCAATTTAGTTGCTGAATTTAATGATACGTTTTTTGATGTTTGGTATGCAGAATATTTAAAATATTTTTCGACATTAAATACTGCAGAAAAGCATGGTATTTTTGCACACAAAATACAAAAAACTTCTCCTGGAGGAGGATATCATTTATGGCATTTCGAAGCCGGAGGATTAATTACTTCCAGAAGATTAGGTGCATATATTTTATATTTAAACGACATTGATGTTGGGGGAGAAACTGAATTTCTATATCTTCGTCAACGAATAGAACCGAAAAAAGGAAGATTGGTAATTTTTCCTTCTGGATACGTATTTACACATAGAGGAAACCCTCCGTTAACTAGCGATAAATATATAATGACGGGTTGGTTGGAGTATATGGGAGGATGAGCAAATATTTATTTCACCCTATTGTAACAAAAAATCAAGATATTGGAGATTATGTTTTCTGGCAACAAGGGTTTAGCGATAAGGATATTAATGCTATTATTGCATTAGGAGAAAATAGAAACCCAATACAAGCAACTATAGATAGAAATAGAGTTGTTAGGGATATTAGAGTTTCAAATACTTCATGGATAGATTTACAAGAAGATTCAGTTTGGTTATATGATAGAATATGTGATATTGTATGTAAATTAAATTATCAATACTATAAATTTGATTTAAGCGGGTTTTATGAACATATGCAATTTACTATATATGAAGGTAATGAATTAGGGCATTATGATTGGCATTTAGACAATAATTTAAATTCAGATTCTCCGCCAAGAAAATTATCTTTTGTTTTACAATTATCAGATCCAAACGATTATGAAGGCGGCGATTTACAATTAATGCATTCAACAAATCCCGTAACTGTAAAAAAAGAAAAAGGGTTAGTAGTTGTTTTTCCAAGTTTTACTTTACATAGAGTGACTCCAGTAACAAAAGGAATTAGAAAAACCTTAGTTGTTTGGGTGACTGGACCATCATTTAGATAAAGAGATTTATATTATGAAAAAACCAAAAATATCCAGAAGAAGAAATACACATCAATATAAAAAAACTAATCAAATAGAATTAGAAACTTTTTTATATTTCCCGACAGCGATTCATGCAACAAATCTTCCTGAGTTTTTGGATGTAGCCAATAAAGTATCTAAAGAGTTTCTAGGAAAACAAAAAGAAGAAATTAATGATGTTTATCCTGTTCGTATGACTGGTCAGATATATAATGACGAAAGATTATCTGAATTATGCGATGCAATATTAGATCTTGGATGGAATGTTTTAGATCAACAAGGTTATGATATGCAACATTTTAGAGTTATATTAACCGAAATGTGGGTTCAACAACACCACAAATACTCTTTAATGGAGCATCATGTACATGGAGGAGATCAACTTGTTGGATTTTATTTTCTTAAAGCGCCAAAAAATGGTTCAAAACCTATTTTTTATGACCCAAGACCAGCAAAAGTAATTACAGATTTACCATTAAAACCTTCAGCAGAAATTAATGCAGCAACAAATATTATAAATTTTGATGCAACTCCAGGAAGAATGTTTATCACAAATTCATTTCTTCCGCATTCGTTTTCAAAAAACGCTTCTAATGAACCAACTGAATTTATACATTTTAATTTAAAGGTAGTTCCATATTTTAAAGAAACTTCTAATGTAGAAATTGTATGAAATATCTTATAAGATTTAATAAAACTAGAGGTAAACCAAATAGAGGTACAATGGAACACGTTTGGCGAGTGTTTGAGGAAGAAAAAGAATATCTTGTTAAACATGTTGAAATTAATGTCCCATCATTTAGCGAAAGAACAGGCGAAGAATGGAATATTGCATGCGAAGGAATATTGACTTTAGATAGAGAAACGTCAACTGCAATTATAAATACAGAATAACCTTTTTACCGTCTCTGTTATAAATAATATAATACTACATATAAGGAGTTTTAAATGGCTCAAGTTACAACAAGAGACGAATTAAAAGATTATGCTCTAAGAAGATTAGGTGCTCCAGTTATCACTATCAATGTTGATGACGAACAATTAGAAGATAGAATTGATGATGCGATTCAATTTTATCAAGATTATCATTATGATGCTACAGAATCGTTTTTCTGGAAGCACGAAATCACCCAACAAGACGTTGATCAAAAATATTTTACTATTGATCCGGGAATTTTAGGTATTACTAGAATTTTTGCGTTAAATGAAACTATTACTAAAAATAATATGTTTGATTTAAGATATCAACTTCGTCTTCATGAATTATACGATTTTACATCAACATCATATACTAATTTCTCCATTACAATGCAACATCTCCAAAATTTAAGTGAAATGTTTACTGGGGAAGTTCCAATTAGATTTCAACGTCATACTGGAAGATTATATGTAGATTGGGGATGGGGTTCATCACAGATTCCAGTTGGGTCAATGGTTGTTGCTGAAGGATATAAAGCAATTGACCCAGAAACTTTTGAAAGCGTTTATAATGACCGTTGGCTAAAAGAATATGTTACCGCATTGTTTAAACGTCAATGGGGCGATAATATGAAAAAGTTTGGCGGTATTCAGCTTCCAGGTGGATTAACTTTAAATGGTAAAGAAACTTTTGATGAAGCAATATCAGATATACAAAGATTAGAAAATGAAATGCAAGATAGATATGAATTGCCAGTTCAATTTTTAGTTGGATAATTATTATGCCAAGTAAATATTTTCAAAATTATGGTAAAGCAGCAGTCGAGATAAATTTAATCGAGGATCTCTACAACGAGGCGATAAACATTCAAGGCTTCAGTGGGTACTATATTCCAAATTCGAACGTTGAAGGACGAGATTTAATCTATGGAGACGATCCTTTAAAGCAGTTTGACGACGCATATAAAATGGATATGTATTTGGTTAATACAATGGATTATGGAGACGAACAAGACTTTTTCTCGAAATTTGGATTAGAAGTAAGAAATCAAACTAAAATTCAAATATCGTTTCGTGAATTTATGAAACGAACAACTAAACAGTTTGAACGCCCAATAGAAGGTAATTTAATTTTTATACCGTTTTTTAAAGATTCTGGAGAATTATTTGAAATTAAATTTGTAAATACATCCAAAGATTTATATACTTTAGGTAGAGTTAGACCTTTCTATTATGAATTATCTCTTGAACCATTTAAATATAATGACGAAAGTTTGGATACTGGTATTGATTCTATTGATATGATTGAAATTATTGAATCATATAAAACTATTTTAGATGTTGAAGCGGGTACTGGTAATTATACTATTGGAGAAATAATTTATCAAGGTAATGCTAATAATAAAGTTGCTTATGGTGAAGTTACTGCATGGGATAGCGCAAACTCTATTGTAACTATAATGAATAATAGTGGAGAATTTTCTAATACAGCAGGATATATTTATGGCGCCAATAGTAATGCACAATATTTATTAACAACTATTGATGCTAGAGTTCATGAATCTCAATTTGATAATATACCTATTTTCGATGAAGTCGTTGATTTTATTGATACTTCTGAAGGTTTTGGTAGTTTAAAATACAAATAAGGTAAAAAAGATATGAGTTCATATAGATTACAATCAATAAGAAAAACTACTATAGCATTTGCTAGTTTATTTAAAGACATTCCATTAATAAAATATGACGATCAAGGGCGCGAATCAGAAAGAATAATTGTTCCAATTATTTATGGCGATAAAGAAAAATATGTAAAACGGTTAGACATTTCGCACGAAAAAGTGCAAATAACATTACCTAGAATTGAATATGGTTTAACATCAATGGTTTATGATGTAGATCGTAAATTAAATTCAGCAAATAAATTAATGGGTTGTGCTGCAGCTGGAGATATGTATATTAATTCTCCAATTCCATATAATTTTAATTTAGAGTTAGTGTTATATACTAGAAATATTGAAGATGCCAATCAAATAATGGAGTATATTTTATCGCATTTTACTCCAGATTATAATATAAAAATTGTTATGGTTCCAGAAGCAGGTATTGTTAAAACTATACCAATAACATATAACGGCGAATCTGAAGAAGAAGATTCCACTGGATCGTACGATTCTCCAGTTAGGTCTGTGTTTAGAACATTAACATTTACTGCCAGAAGTTTTATTTACCAACCTCCATTAGAATATAAACCAATTTTACAAGCAAATACATTTGTTTATATACCAAGCCCAATTATGAGTTATACGTTAACTGATGGAACTGGATACTTTACAAAAGGAGAAAGCGTATTCCAGGGTTATTCTTATGATAGAGCTTCAGCAAGAGGAAGTGTTGTAACTTGGAATGCTAATAACTTGATATTAACTCTTGATACTGTTGTTGGAACATTCGTTGCTAATTCAATTATAACTAATTTAACTGGATCAGCTCAGTATATTATTGCTGAAACTCCAAATAAAGGATTAGCTTATGATACTGGCGTTACGCCAACTCCAAACACATTCCCAGTTGTTGGACCATATACAGTAAATCAATCTAACTTGGATTATACAACGTAATTATGACATCTAAATTTAATAAAACAATGGAGGAAATATTTAATGTTCCTTCATTGGTGAACGAAGAAGAAACTGAATTTGCAGAATTTTTACCTGCAGAACAATCAACTCATGATTTATCTACTTTATTAGATCACGATTTAAAAACTGATTATGAAAAAACTAGAGAAAGTATTGATTCGTTAATTGCAAAAGGAACTGAAGCTATTGATGATATGTTGGCAATTGCTAGGCAATCAGAAAAAGCTCGCGATTTTGAAGTTGCTGGCAATATGATAAAAACTGTTGTTGATGCGTCAAAAGAATTACTTGAAGTTCAAAAGAAAATGCGCGATATTACAGGTAAAAAAGAAAACGTTACTCAAAATATTAAAAATGCAGTTTTTGTTGGTTCTACTAAAGATTTAATACGATCTATTAAAAATGAGAATAATGAATGATTGATTTTGAGGGTAGCAATAAGTTATATTATAGAGATAATCCTAATCTAAGAAGAGCGGGTATTGAAAATTGGGAATTCGATCAACATCAAACAGATGAACTTAGAAAATGTATTAATGACCCAATATACTTTATTCGTAATTATGTAAAAATTATTAATCTTGATGAAGGTCTTGTCTATTTTGATATGCACGACTATCAAGAAGAAATGGTTCAAGCATTTCATGAAAATAGATTTTCTATTGTAAGGATTGGCCGGCAATCAGGTAAAACCACAACATCTGTTGGTTATCTTTTATGGTTATCATTATTTACCGAAAATTATAATATTGCTATTACAGCTAATAAAAAATCATTAGCTGTTGAGATTCTTTCTCGATATCAATTAGCCTATGAAAATTTACCTATGTGGTTACAACAAGGTATTGTTATATGGAATAAAGGTAGTATTGAATTAGAAAATGGATCAAAAATGTTAGCAGCTTCTACTGCTGCTAGTTCTGTTCGTGGTGGATCATTTAATCTTGTATTTATGGACGAATTTGCTCACGTTCATAATAACTTAGCCGAAGAATTTTTTACTTCAACATATCCTGTAATTTCCTCAGGTAAAACAACAAAAATTATTATTGTATCTACTCCTCGTGGTATGAATTTATACTACAAAATGTGGATGGATGCAGTAAGTAAAAAGAGTGATTATAAAGCTGTTGATATTCATTGGTCTAGAGTTCCAGGGCGCGATGAAAACTGGAAAGAAACTACGATTAGAAATACTTCTGCTCGTCAGTTTAACCAAGAATTTGCATGCGTTACTGGGGATACAATAGTTGAAATACAGGATGAATTTGGTAATGAACAAAAAATTACAATGCGTAAATTACATTCGCTTATGAATTCTTAGGAATTCATAATATTATAAATAATTATATTTATAATAGGAGCATATTTATGTCAAAACATAGAAAAATATGGGAAGAGCATTATGGTAGTATTCCAAAAGATTATGAAGGAAGAACATATGAAATACACCATATAGACGGTAATAGGAATAATAATGATATTACCAATTTGAAATGCGTATCAATATGCGAGCATTTTAATATTCATCAAGCGCAAGAGGAATTCGGAGCTTGCGCTATGATAATGAAACGTATGGATATGTCAACAGAACAAATTTCTAATATACAAAAAGGAATTAAAAGACCTGGAATTGGAGGAGTAAAAAAAGGAACTATTCCATGGAATAAAGGTAAAAAAATATTTGTTTCCGAAGATTTAAAAATAAAACGTTCTAAAAATAGCACTGGGGAATTAAATTCTAAAGCAAAATTAAAAGAAAACCAAGTTATAGAAATATTAGAATTATATTTTAGTAGACCAAAATTAGAGTCAGAAGGAATAACACAAAGAAACGGTAGAGTTGATTCATATGAATGGAGTTTTTCTAAGTTTTATGCAAATACTTATGAATTAACTCCAGCAGCTTTAATGCGATTATTAACCAAAAAAAGTTGGAAACATGTTTGGGAAAAATACAAAATATAAAATAAAAACTATAAATGGATGGGAAAAGTTTAGAGGTGTAAATAAATTACATAAAAAACGAACCGTTCAGATTATAACACAAAATAACTGTTTTCTTGATTGTACTATAGATCATAAAATAAAAACTCTTGATGGTTATAAAGAAATTAGCGAATTATCTGATTTAGATTTTATAGAGACTATTCATGGATTTTCTAAAATTGATTTTATTTCTGAAAATTTTGAATTAGAAGAAGTTTTTGATGTCATAGATGCGGGAAACGATAAATGTTATTATACTAATGGAATTTTATCGCATAATTGCGAATTTTTAGGTTCTACAAATACATTAATCGATGGATCAAAATTACAAACTCTTGTTGCAGTAGATCCATTAGATACTGATGATGAAATATTTGCTGGAATAACAATTCCAAATGAAATGGATGTATTTATTCCTCCAGTTAAAGAATCATTTGATGATGAAACTAAAAAACAAATAGATAAAGACCATATTTATGCAATGACTGTTGACGTTTCAGAGGGGAAAAACTTAGATTATGCTGCATTTTCCATTTTTGATGTATCAACAATTCCATATACACAAGTAGCTACATATAGAAATAATCAATTACATCCAATGTTATTTCCAGATATTATTAAAATGGCTGGAGAATATTATAATAATGCATATGTATTAATTGAGGTTAATAATAATCCAACAGTAGCAGATACTTTATTTCAAGATTTAGAATATGAAAATGTATTAAAAGTTTATGCAGGAAACAAAAAAGCTCAACAAATAAGCGAGAACGGTAAAGCAACACAAAATGGCGTAAATATGAGCCCATTAGTCAAACGTGTTGGCTGTACCACATTAAAGACTTTAATTGAAACTGATAAATTACGAATTAATTCCAGCGAAACTATATATGAATTAACTCGATTTATTGCAACAAATAACTCATTTGCAGCTGAAGAAGGAGCTAATGATGATTTAGCGATGACTTTGGTTATTTTTGCTTGGTTATCAACTCAAAAATTATTTATAGAATTATCTTCTACAGATATCCGTAAAAGATTACAAATAGAAAATAATTATATTAAAGAAGATGATATTGACGTTCCACCTATGCCGCAATTTAGTAATCCATTAATGGATAGATTTACATTAGAAGATGGCGATTTATGGGAAGTTGTTGAACCAGCAGGATTTTATTATTAAACATAAACGCTGAAAATTATAAATACCTCTATGAAAACTGATTTTCTATTTTTATAACAAGGAGTACAATTTATGGGGTTTCAATTATCACCTGGAGTAAATGTATCAGAAATTGATTTAACTAACGTAGTTCCAGGAGTTAGTTCATCAATAGGAGCATTTGCCGGACAATTTAGCTGGGGACCAGCAGGTATCAGAACATTAGTAGATTCAGAAAATAGATTAGTTTCTACTTTCGGCAAACCTACAAATGAAAATTACGCATCATTCTTTACTGCTGCTAATTTCTTAGCGTATACAAACAATCTTAGAGTTGTTAGAGCTATAGACAATTCTAATACATTTAACTCAACATGTATTTCAGAATTTATTAATTTAAATTCTTTAACTGCAAATACTCGTTCAGGGAATACAGAAGTAGTATTTAACCAAAGCATTGGATCTTATTTGAGTAGCGGAGATAAATTTACATTAACTACAGTTGACGGTCCATTTATTTTGACTGCAAATACAGTTAACGGAAATGTCGTAAATGTTGTTGCTAATATCGTTGGAGCAGCAAATGGAGCAATTGCAGTTTTACCTACGTCTCAAACAGATGTAAGTATTGCAAACGAAGAAGATTACGAATTAAATTTTGATGCAGGAACATATTCTAAATTTGGTGCATTTTTTGGCCGTTATCCAAGCGATTTAGGGAACTCATTAAGTATTTCTGTATGTTCTTCTAATACCTCATTTAGTCAAACAGGATTAACTGCAAATACAACATTAGGCTTGCCATCTGTAACATTAAACGTTGGATATGCTAATACATTCTTGACTATTGGCGATATAGTAAAAGTTGGAGGAACCGATTATCCTATTTCTGGATTTACTTCTACTTCTGCGACAAATACAGTTTTAGCAGTTTCTAAAAATGGAGCAGCAACTGCAACTAATATTACGGCATCAACAAGATGGGCGTATGCAGACCAATTTGACTCAAAACCTACTTCATCAGCATATGCTATTGATAGTAAAGGTGCGGAAAACGATGAATTACATATAATTGTAATTGATACTGATGGAAAAATTACAGGCGAAAAAGGAACTATATTAGAAAAATTTGCTCATGTATCAAAAGCGCAAGACGCTAAAACAGATGACGGCTCGCCAAGCTATTATGTAACTAAAATTTTAAATGAATCAAAATATATCTATGTTGCTAACCATTTAACTGGTTCGACAAATTGGGGTGATATGCTTGATAATGGACTAGTTTACGATAAATTAACAAATTATTATCATAAATTGGGAAGAGGAACTAATGTTGCTCCATCTGCAGGAGATTTACAATTAGCATACGATAAATTTAGTAATGCTGATGAAGTTGATATTTCTTTATTGTTATCTGGCGCTGCTGATGCCACTTTAGCTAATCATGTATTAGATATAGTAAACCAAAGAAAAGATTGCGTTGCATTTGTTTCTCCATTAAGAGCTGATGCGGTTGATTCAGTTAATTTAGATAACATTATTGAATATAGAAATGCATTAACTCCATCAACTTCTTATTCAGTATTTGATTCTGGATGGAAATATCAATTCGATAAATATAACAACAAATATCGTTATGTTCCATTAAATGGTGATACTGCGGGTTTATGTGCTAGAACTGATAATGTAAGAGATCCATGGTTTTCTCCTGCTGGATTTAATCGCGGTCAAATCTTAAATGCAATTAAATTGTCATGGAATCCAACTAAAGCTCAAAGAGATGAATTGTACAAAAATGGAATTAATCCAGTTGTTGCATTCCCAGGAGAAGGAATTATCCTTTATGGCGATAAAACAATGCAAATGAAACCATCTGCATTTGACAGAATTAATGTTCGTAGATTGTTTATTGTTCTTGAAAAAGCTATTGCAATTGCAGCAAAATACTCTCTATTTGAATTCAACGATTCGTTTACAAGAGCGCAATTTATATCTATGGTTGAACCATTCTTAAGAGATGTAAAAGGACGTAGAGGTATCTATGATTTCTCGGTAATTTGCGATGAAACAAATAATACTGCTGAAGTTATTGATACAAATAGATTCGTTGGTGATATTTACATTAAACCAGCTAGATCTATCAACTTTATCCAGTTGAATTTCGTAGCAGTTCGTACTGG